AGCAGCTCCGAATGAGCGTGCGGGGGTAGGCCGCCATGGAATCGCCGAATTTTGGCCCGGCGGGCCGGGAATTTTGGGACGCCGTAACGGCCGCCTACGAACTCCGGCCCGATGAACGGATGGTGTTGGCGCAAATTTGCGCCGAATTGGACGTGTTGGATGTGTTGCAACGCCGGTTTGACGAAATCGTAGAAACCGGCGCCATCCCGCCGGCCGCGTTACTGACCGCCCTGTCGCAACATCGGAACGCGTTGGCGGTGTTGCACAAGCGGTTGTCGCTGCCGGATGTTGAGGACAAAACCAACATGGGCAAACGTTCGGCCGCGGCCCGTGCCGCGGCGGTGCAGAGGTGGCGGATTGGCTAGGGCAAAAACGGCCGTGGTGGACGAACCAACGGATGTGATCCGTGGTTACTATCGGCGGCTGTTGGCGGAACCCGCCCGGTTGCCAACCACGCGGTGGGGAATCACGGCCATTGGCCCGACGTGGCGAATCGGGGAGGATGGCCGGTGGGTGTTGCCGGAACGAACGTTGGGGTGGGATGTGTTGGAATGGTGCGGGGTGTGGTTGCAACACCCGGACGGTTCGCCGTGGCGGTTCACGGGTGAACAGGCGCGGTTCATCCTGTGGTGGTATGCCATCGACGAAACCGGGCGGTTTTTGTTCCGGGATGCGGTATTGCAACGGATGAAAGGGTGGGGGAAGGATCCGTTGGCGGCCGCGTTGATGATGGCCGAACTCGTGGGCCCGGTGCGATTTGGCGGGTGGCGTGACGATGGCGAACCCGTGGCCGTGGACGTGGGAGACGCGTGGGTTCAAACGGCCGCGGTGAGCCTCGATCAAACCAAAAACACGATGCGATTGTTGCCATCGTTGGTTTCCCGGGACGCTCGGTATTTCTACCGGATTCAAATTGGCAAAGAAACCGTGTACGCCTTGGACGATTCCCGGTTTCTCCAAGCGGTGACGCGTTCCCCGGCGTCACTGGAGGGTGCCCGGGCAACGTTCGTGGTGCTGAACGAAACCCATTTGTGGCAATCCAACAATGACGGCCACGAAATGGCGGCGGTGATTGCCCGCAACGCCGCCAAGGTGGTTGGCGGTGGTGCCCGGACGTTACGGATCACCAATGCTTACACGCCCGGGGAGGATTCCGTGGCCGAACGTGACCGGGAGGCGTGGGAGGCGGTGCAATCCGGCCGGGCCGTGGATGTGGGGTTACTGTACGACTCGTTGGAGGCGCCGCCGTTGGCGCCGTTGACGGCGGACGCGGCCGCGGAAGTGTGCATGGCGGTTCGCGGGGATTCGTGGTGGTTGGATGCGGAGCGGTTGGTGGCGGAAGTGTTGGACGTTCGGAATCCGCCATCCCAATCCCGGCGGTGGTGGTATAACCAAATCGTGGCGGCGGAAGATTCGTGGGTGAGCCGCCAACAATGGGACGCATGCGCCGCGCCGGATGCGCCGCCGGTTGAAGATGGCCAAACGATCACCATGGGGTTCGACGGTGGCCGAACGGATGACTGGACGGCCTTGGTTGGGTGCCGGGTGGATGATGGGTTGTTGTTCACGATCGGCCTCTGGAACCCCGAAAAATACGGCGGGGAAATCCCGCGTGATGAAATCGATGGCACGATACAATTGGCCATGGAACGATACGACGTGGTGGGGTTTTTCGCCGACGTGCACCCGTGGGAATCCTACGTTGACCGGTGGACGGAGCAATATGGCCATTCGATGGTGGCCAAAGTTTCCGAACGTTCGCCGATCGGGTGGGATATGAGGGCGCGGAAGAAAGAAACCGTGGAGGCGGTGGAACGGATGGAAGCCGCCATCGTTGATCGTGAGGTGAAACACACGGCCGATCCGGTGGCATCATCCCACGTGTACAACGCCCGCCGCCGTGTGACCGGGTTTGGGGTGACGATCCAAAAGGATCACCGGGAATCGGCCCGGAAAATCGATTGGGCCATGGCGGCGGTGTTGGCATGGGCTGCCCGCCGGGCATATCTGGCCATGCCGGAACGGGTGCGCCGGCGCCGTCACCGGCGGGCCCGCGGAAAGGTGGTGTTTGTCTAATGGACGAAATCGACGCGTTGGCATGGGCCAATCGGGCGTTGGCCGTGGCCACCCGGGATGGCCAACGGTTGGTGAAAATCGATCAGTATCTCCACGGCAAACAACCACACCCGGCGGTTCCGCCGGGGACGCCGCAGGAATTGCGGGCGCTGGCATCGATCGCCCGCGTCAACGTCACCCGGATCGTGGTGAATTCCGTGGCGCAAACCCTCTACGTGGACGGTTACCGGCGGGCCCGCGCCGCGGAGGACGCGGAACCATGGCGGATTTGGCAGGTGAACCAAATGGACGCCCGCCAAACCGCGGTGCACCGGGCGGCCTTGGCGTATGGTGCCGCGTTTGTGCTGGTGGTGCCGCCGGCGCCGGGGGAACTGCCACGGATCAGGGTGTATTCGCCGCTCCGCGCCACCGTCCTATACGCCAACGTGGACGATCTATGGCCCGCGGTGGCCATGTTCCGGGAAACGCCGATCACGGATCGGATTGTTGAAACGGTGGATTACCGGTTGGTGACGCCCACCGAAACGTGGATGATCCGCGGGACGGGGATCAACGGCGGGGAAAATCTGGCGGTGATGGGCCCGCCGGTGCCACATATGGCGGGTGTGGTGCCGGTGGTGCGGTTTCTCAACACGATCGATGCCGATGGCCGCATCGAAGGCGAAGTGGAACAACTGTTCGAACTCCAAAATCAGGTTGACCTAACAACGTTCGCCCTTTTGGTGGCGCAACATTACGGCGCGTTCCGGCAACGGGCGATCATCGGGTGGGTGGCGGATTCGGAAGAAATGGCGCTGAAGGCATCCGCCCAACGGCTGTGGCAATTCGAAGACCCGGACGTGAAACTTTTCGAATTCGGCCAAACTGACCTTGGCGGCTATCTGGAATCGCGGGAGGCATCGTTACGCCACGCGGCCAGCTTGTCGCAAACGCCGGTTCACGAATTGTTGGGTTCGCTGGTGAACCTTTCGGCGGAGGCGTTGGTTGCCGCGGAGGCCGGGTACCGCCGAAAGGTTGCGGAAAAACAGATCATTTTTGGGGAAGCGTGGGAACAAACCCTCGAAATCGCCGGTGCCATGGCCGGGTTGCCCATCGATCCCACATCGGAGGTTCGGTGGCGTGATACGGAATCGCGGGCGCTTTCGGCCACCGTGGACGCCCTCGGCAAAATGGCGCAAATGTTGGGCATCCCACCGCAGGAACTGTGGGATCGCATCCCGGGGGTGACGCAGCAAGACGTGGAACGGTGGCGCGTGGCTTACGAAAACGGAAACGCATTGGCCATGTTCCAAAACGAGCTCCGCTCGCAGGTGGCGGATTTGTTGGGGGACGGGTGAAATGGCGTTCACCGACGTTGGCGACAAACTCACCGAACGCCACATGAGGGAACAACTGGCCATCCGATCCCGGGCGTTGGATGAGTTCGCATCCCTTATGGCCAGCTACGATCCGAACAACCAATTTTCCGTGGCCGCCACCCGGAACGGGTTGGTGGAAATCACCACACGGTATCGGATGCAATCGGCGCAGGCAGCCAACCGGTACTATGCCGCCTTTCGGGCGGCGGAAGGGGTGCCGGGCGTTCCGCCGCCATTGCCGGTTTCGGACGTGGTGGATGATGCGTTCCGGGAGGTCATGCAGGATTCCTACCGGGTGTTGGTGCGCCGGAATTCTGCCCAACTGGCGGACGCGATCCGCCAAGCCGACCTTCTACGGCGGAATGAGGCGGAAATCGCGGCCCGGTTGTCGCGATACGTACTGAGCGGCGGCCGGGTGCGGTTGGCGAATTTGATCCGCGCCGATGGCGCCGCCGTGGGGTGGGCGCGGGTGACGCGGGGGAAATCGTGTGCGTTTTGTGGACTGTTGGCCGCCCGCGGGCCCGTGTACACAAAACAAACCGGCAGTTTTCGGGCCCATAACAAATGCGCGTGCACCATCGAACCCGTGTTCCGGGAACTTCCGCGGGACAAATGGCCGCCATCATCCCGGCAATGGGCCGACCGATATGATGAATGGAACCGGAAAAACGCCGCCGGGGAGGTTGGCGGGTGGCGTTCGTTTGCGGAGGCGTAGATGGCATGTGCGGGATGTGCGCGCCGCCGGGCCGCGCTGAAACGATGGATCATCAACACGTTTGGAGGCACCACCAATGACGGACAAAACCACACCCACGAACGAAACGCCGGAATCGCCGGCGCCGCCGGACACGGACGCGAAAACCGATCCGATGGCGGAAGTGGAAAAATGGCGGGCGTTGGCCCGGAAACATGAGGCGGAGGCCAAACGGAACGCGGAGGCCGCCGCCAAACTGAAACAATTAGAAGACGCGCAAAAATCGGAAATCGAAAAAATGCGGGAGGCCGCGGAAACGGCCAAACGTGAGGCGGAAACGGCCCGGGTGGAGGCCATGAAATGGCGGGTTGCGGCCAAGCTCGGCATCCCGGCACAAATCGCCGCCCGGTTGCATGGTTCCACGGAGGATGAATTGGAGGCCGACGCAAAAGAACTCATGGCCGCCTTCGCCAAATCCACGCCGCGCGATCTGCCGCGTGATGGCGCGGTTTCGGGTGCCACCGGAACCCCGACTTCTAACGCGGAAGAACTTGATCCGCGCAAATTGGCGGCCAAAATCACCACGCGGTGGTAACATTGCACCGATGCATGGCCGCCACCACCCCGGCATGGGGTGAGGCCGAACGGCCGCGTGGTTGGTGGTGCATCCCGGGTTTGCCGCCGGCGCCGCCACGGTGCCGGGCCCGCAGGGCGTAACAACCCCAAAAGGATTGGATCATGGCGATTTCCACTATCAAACCGCAGGTGGTTTCGGCCACCGCCCTTGGACTGCTGGAACGGGACGTGGTGGTCCCACGTTACGTGTGGCGGGACGCCGGGGGTGATTTCCGGGGTGCCGCCGGTGACGCGATCACCATCCGCGTTCCGGCCTACGCACCCGCGCGCACCCGGGCGCTCCGCTCCGGCGCCGCGCGCACCAAAGACGATCTGACCGAACGCCGGGTGGTTGTCACCCTCGATACGAACGTTTATAAGACGGTCGCCATCACGGATGAAAACCTCACGCTGGATATCACCGCGTTTTCTGAGCAGGTGATCGCCCCGATGGTGGCCGGCATTGCCCGTGGCATTGAGGATGTGTTGGTTTCCACCATCCAAGGTGCCACCTATGCCTACGAGGTCACCCTCGATCCGGCCGGTACGGAATCGGCCACCTTGTCTAACACGTTCTACGGTGCGGCCATCCGCGCCCGCCGGATGCTGAACAACGGCAGGGTTCCGATGACGGATCGGGTGATGATCGTTGGAACGTCCATTGAAGCGCTGGCCCTTCAGGAACCGCAGCTCGTTTCCGCGGAAAAAATCGGCACCGCCGATGGCATCCGGGAGGGGACGATCGGCCGGATTGCCGGGTTCGACGTGATCCCGGTGCCGGTTCTCGGGCCCAATGAGGCGTACGCATTCCACCGGACGGCTTATGTTCTGTCCACGCGGGCGCCGGCGGTGCCGGCATCGGCGCCGTGGGGTGCCACGCAGGCATGGAACGGGTTTTCGATCCGTGTGGTTCAGGCGCTCGATCCGGACACGGTGGTCGACAACGTTCACGCGGACGTTTTCTGTGGCGCGGACGTGGTGCGGGATTACGGCACCCTCACCGGTGAAATTTTCACCCCGGCCACGAACCCCGATCTGGACGTGGACACGCCGCTTTTCGTTCGGGCCGTGAAAATCACGCTGGCGTAACGTCAATGCCCACACCGCCACCGCTGGCTACGTTGGGTGCAATGGGGGATCGGTTGGGGATCACCCTCGATCCCCTATCGCCCGATGGCATCCGCGCCGCGGCAGCCTTGGCCGATGCATCCGCGGTGGTGCGTTCCGTGGCCCGCAAAACGTGGGTGGATGAGGATGGCAACTTGGAACCCGTGCCACCGGTGGTGGAGCAGGTGACGATTGCCGCCGCCATCCGCGTTTTCCGGAACCCGGACGGGTTCGCCCAAGCTTCAGTGGGTGACGTTTCGGTATCGTACGGGAGCCGCCCGGGTGGTTCGGTGTTTCTCACCCGGGACGAAAAACGGGCCGTGATGGCCGCCGCCGGCACCGCCACGGCCCGGGCGATCCCTCTGGAATCGGGGTGGGTGGTGATGCCGCCCGCCGTTGACGATGAGGTGTTACGGTGATCCCGGTTGTCACCACGAAGATTTCGGTGATGCGCCCGGCCATCAACCGGGTTCCCTACGGCCCGCCACCCGCCATGGTTGCGGTGGCGACCGGGGTGAACGCCCACATTGCCACAACAACCGGGGTGGAAGATTCCACCGGCGCCCGGGAAATCGTGTGGTTTCGGTTGGCTTGCGATCCCGTGGATTTGCGCCACGGGGACGTGGTGATTGATGAGCAAACGGGCGCGGAATACGACGTTCAGTGGGCGCGGTTGCGCACCGGTTCCGGGGTGTTGTCCACCCTTGATCACGTGCAGGCCGGGTTGATCCAACGATCCGGGGTTAGGAGTAAGCCATACCGTGTCTGACGGGTTCCGCATCGAACGGATCGAATGGGACAAAGGCCAAATGGAAAAGGCCCTGTTGTGGTCCCCGGAAATCGCCGCGTTGTTGAAAGCCGTGGCGGAAGAACGCATCACCCGGGCGTCCTATCCAAACGCCACGTTCCGGGTTCGGGCGGGGGTGGGCAAACGCCGTGGTGCATTTGCACAAGGCATCATGTACCACCCGCGGGCCCGGTTCGTGGAATTCGGCACCCGTAAGGTTCCACCGCGCGCCGTGATGCGCCGGGCGTTTGGGTTGGTGTAACCATGGCGACCGAAGTGTGGATCGAAGGTGACGTTGACGCCGCGTTTCGGGAGTATCTGGAAGCGGTGTTGGGCCCCGGCATGGTTGGCCGGGTGCAACATGCCGCCGTGGATGGGCCGTTGCCGCAGGTGGTGGTGATGCGCCTTGGCGGTTACGCCACCGATATTTCGTATCAAATCGACGTGTGGGCGAACACCCGGGATGAGGCGTGGTTGTATACCACGATCATCGTGGGTGGGATTGAAACGGCCGCGGAAGCTTGGTTTTCGCTGGTGCCGGATGCTAGGGCCCGCATCATCGGAACCCGCGTTGAATCGATCCGGTGGATGCCGGACGATTTGACCAACGTTCCCCGGTACGTGGTGGAGGCCACGGTGGCCGGGATCATGGCATGATGGAGGATTCACCATGGGAAATCCGGTAAATGTGCGAATCGGGCCCGGGAAGCTGTATTGGGCGCCCATTGGCACCCCGGTTCCATCCGACCTTGCCACGGCATGGGATACGGATTGGGTGCAACTTGGTTACACGCACGAAGGTTCGACGTTCAGCATTGCCGCCGATTTTCAGGATGTGACGGTGGCGGAGGAATACGAGCCGATCGCGATCCTTCAGGTATCGCGAACCATCACGATCAAATTCCAACTCGCCGAACTCACCGCGGAAAATTTGCTCCGCGCCATGAACGGCGGCACCACCACCACGGTTGACGGGGTTACCACGTACACGCCGCCGGCCGCGGGCGAATTCACCCCGGCCATGCTGGGGTGGGAATCGGATGACGGCCTCGAACGGTGGGTTTTCCGGCGCGTGATTCAAACCGGCAACATCGAAATTCCGCGCAAAAAGGCCCCGGAAAAGGCCGTGATCCCGGTAGAATTCCGGGCCATGAAGCCCGCGGGTTCCGCCGCGTTCGTGTGGATTCACGATGCCGACTACGCAGCGTAAAGTGACGGTTCGTGGCCGGGATTTCCGGGTGGTTGATACCATCCCGGCCATCGTCATCCTCAAACTCGCCCGTGCCCAAACCGCCAACGAATCCATGGAGGTTTTGGCGGTGGTTTACGATTTGCTCCGCGCCGCCGTGGCGCCGGAGGATTTGGCCGAATTCGAAAAATGGTTGGCCGATCCCCACGATGGCCACCCCATCGACGTTGACGAACTGATCGCGATCGTTGGGGAAATCATGGAGGCCGTGGTGGGCCGCCCTTTCGATCAACCATCATCCTCGCCGGCATTGCGGCCGCCCGTTGGGACGCGATAGAGGCCCGCTTGGTGTTGGCCGGGCATGGTGCCGGCGGGGTTGACGTGATCGATGGGTGGGACGTTCGGCGGTTGTTGGCCGTGGTTTACTATTTGGCCACCGAAAACATGGACAAAGCCGCCCGTGAAGATTTTGACGCCGCCCTTACCGATGGCGAAACGCCAACCACATCCCGGGCGTTGTTTGCCGCGTTGGCCGGTGGTGAGGAGATAGCAAATGGGCGCATCACCCACTAGTAGTGGCGGCGGGCGCACGATCGCCGAAGCTTTCGTGACGTTGCGCCCGAAAATGGACGGTTTCGCCGAAGAGGCGGCCGGGAAATTGAAGGGGATTTCCGACAAAATCGCGTTGGCCACCGTGGGCGTGGCCGGCGCCATTGGCGGGATCGGCGTGGCGGCCACCACCGCGTTTGCCTCATTCGAAAAAGGGATGAATGAGGTTGCCACCCTTCTCCCGACGTTCACCAATCAGCAACTGAAAGAACTAGACAACAAGGTTTTGTCACTATCCAAAAACCTTGGCGTGTTGCCCGGGCAGGTGGTGCCGGCCTTGTACCAATCCCTTTCCGCCGGTGTTCCGCCCGACAACGTATTTGAATTTTTGGAAGCATCGTTCAAGGCCGCCACCGCCGGTGGTGCCACCCTCGAAACGGCGGTGAACGCCCTCACATCGGTCGTCAACGCCTACGGCGCCGAAACGTTGGACGCCGCCAAGGCCTCGGATATCATGTTCACCGCCGTTCGGTTGGGCAAAACGGACTTCCGCCAACTGGACGCCGCGTTGTTCAACGTGGTCCCCACGGCCGCATCATTGGGCGTGAAATTCGAAGAGGTGGCGGCATCGTTGGCGGTGATGACGGCCCGGGGTGTGCCAACATCCGTGGCCACCACGCAGCTCCGCCAATTGTTCGTTGAATTTTCCCGGGATTCAACCAGATTGTCACAGGCGTTCGCCGCAATCAGTGGCCAATCATTCCCGGAATTCATCAGGAACGGTGGCACCGTCACCGATGCCTTGGCCATGATGCGTGACAACATCCCGGATGACGAATTCCGGAATTTGTTTTCATCGGTGGAGGCCGCCAATGCCGCGTTGCTGATGAGCGGCCCGAACACGGAGGCCATGCGATCCGCATTGGCCGAAGCCATGAATTCCGCCGGCGCCACGGATGCCGCGTTCGCCGCCATGGATCAAGGGTTGGCCCGGACGTGGACGCGGATCAAAGCCAACGCGCAGGTGGCCATGATCCAATTGGGCGCCGCCATCGCGCCGGTGGTGGATAAGGCCCTCACGTGGTTTGCCGATCATTTGCCGGGCGCCATGGACAAGGCGGGCCGGGCGTTCCGCACCATGGCCGATGCCGCCCAACCATTCGTTCGATTTGTCAGGGATGATGCATTGCCCGCCATCCAACGGTTCGCCGCCACGGTGCGGGACGCGGTGCAACCGGTGGTTGACAAACTCGGAAATTGGTTCCGGGAACACGCTGAACAACTCCGCGGGCCGGTGGCTGCCGCCATCGGTGGCGTTTTGGTGGTGGCGTTTGGTTCGCTGGCGGTGGCCGCGGGTTCCGCGGCCGTGGCGGTGATTGCCGCCACGTGGCCGATTTTGGCGGTGGTGGCTGCCGCCGCGTTGCTATCGGCCGGCATCTACGCCTTGGTTGAAAATTGGGACTCCATCACCGAACGTTTCCCGATTCTCGGGACAATCGTGGACGCGGTGAAGGTTGCGTTTCAGGAAGCGGCCCGGATCACCGTGGAATATGTGTGGCCCGCGTTGCGGATGTTGGCCGAATTCATGTGGGAGCGGGTGATCCCCGTGTGGATCGAAATCCACCGGGTGGTGATCGAACTGGCAATCCGCGCCATCCGGGAATTTGCCGGGTTCGTTGACGAGCGGGTGATCCCGGTGGTGCGAACCATGGTGGAGTGGTTCGCCGACAACGTGGCGCCGGTGATTGCGGATGTGGCCCGGTGGATCGTGGACGTGTTGATCCCGGCCTTGGTGGACGTGGCCACATGGATTGGTGAACACGTGGTGACGGCCGCCCGGGCCATGTGGGAATTCGTTTCCCGGTACGTGATCCCGGTGGTGGAAAAAATCGGCCGGATCGTGGCCGACGTGGTGGTTATGGCCTTCCGGGGGTGGTGGTTCATCATCACCGAAGGCGTGATCCCCGTGGTAACGGAACTTTACGGGTGGATTTCCGACAACGTGATCCCGGTGGTTGAGCGGTTGGCGGGGTTGCTGGCCGGCGCATTGGTGGCCGGGTTTGAGGCCGCCAAGGTGGCCGTTTCCACGATCATTTCGTTTTTCGGTTGGTTGTGGGACAAGGTATCGATAGTGATCGATGCCGTCAAAGAATTGATCGATTGGCTAGGCAAGCTCCCGGATTTGGGGGATATCACGGGCGCCATCGGCAACGTGGCCGGGAAAATCCCCGGGTTCGCCGATGGCGGGTTTGTGCGGGCCGGGCAATTGGCCATCGTGGGCGAACGCGGCCCCGAATTGTTCCGGCCGGCGGTTTCTGGCACCATCATTCCCAACGAAAAAATGGGTGGTGGCGTAACGGTGAATTTCAACGGCCCGATCACCGTCCAAACCATCGATGCCGATCCGGACGGAACCGGGGTGTTGGCCGACGTGGCGTTTGCCACCGCCGCCGAACTTCGGGCCCGGGGGGTGGTTGCGTGAAACTCCGCCGGTTGGTTGCGATTGAGTATCTCCCGGGTCAAGTGTGGAACATCCCTACGGCCGGGATGGACGTGGAATCGGAACAGGAGCTTTCGTCCAGTATCGCCACCATTGCGGGCGCATCCTACGCCGTGGACTTGGCGGGGGGGTTGCCGTCACCGAAACGGCCGGCGCAGGAACGGGTGGCGTTTTCGGTGATTGGTGACACATCCGCGCAGGTGAACGCTGCCGCCGACGAAATCCGCGCCAAGCTGATCGGTTACGGCAAGGTGAAATTGTGGACGGAGGGGGAATCCGACGGTGGCCCGGAACGCCGGTGGGCGTGGGGACGCATCACCGGGGTTCCGAAAATCGCCGTGGAGCGGTGGGCCACGAACTATGCCACCGTGACGTTCACCGCGCTCCGGTTGACGGATTGGCGCGGGGAAGACGAAATCGCGCCCGATCCGTTCCCGATTTCGGGGGTGACCGATGTTGTCATCGTCAACCCGGGGAACGCCCGGATTTTTGATGCGGTGATCACCCTCGAAAACGCCGATGTGACGGAACCCACCATCACCAACCTTGGAAACATTTACGTTGCGGGTTCGGATCGGGTTGGTATCGGTGAATGGTTGCGGTGGGACGCCGGCACCCCGGCGGTGCAACGTTCCGTGGACGCGGGCGCAACGTGGGCCGCGGATTGGGCGCATTGGCGCCGCCCGGTGGGCCAAGGCCATATAATGGTTTTGGAACCCGGCACCCAAACGCTCCGGGTTTCGGGGGTTACCACGGGCACGTTGCGGATTACCGCGTGGCCCGCGTGGCACTAGAGGAGGTTAGCAAATGGCCGCATTTTTCCATAAAGCCCTCGACAAACTCACGGCATCGAATCTGACCGGCAACATCCGGGCCGCGCTGCTGATGACGAACACGTCAGTTTCCGGGGATATCGGGGACGCCGCCACCGTGGACGATATCGGCACCCTCGACGAATACGACGGATCGGGTTACGCCCGGGTGACGCTCACGAACAAATCGTTTACGTTTTCGGATGCCCTCGATGGCTACGTGTGGACGAGTGATCCCATCACGTGGGCGAACCTTGGCCCCGGCACCCGTTCGGCGGCTGGGGCTCTCCTTTACCTTCACGTCACCGATGATACCGACTCGATCCCGATTTTGTGGCTTGACACTGGCGGGTTCCCCATCAACGGGAACGGGCTGGACTTCGTGGTGACGCCGGACGCCACCAACGGCTGGGGACGCGTGAGGAATGCCTAATGAGCTTGGTGTTTCTCCGCGGAATCCCGCGGTTGGGCGCCGGGGATTTCACTAGTGGCCGGGTGAAACTAGCGCTGCTGAAGGTTGGCACCGCCGCGCCCACATCACGTGATGCGGCGGTGTTGGCCGATATTTCCCCGTTGGCCGAATTCGACGGTATCGGTTACGAACGGAAACCGATCGTCAACCCAACCATCACCTACGATGACGTTGACGGTAAAGTGATCTACCGGATGGATACCGTGGAATGGGACAACGTGGGCGGCGGAACCGGGCCGATCGCCGGGGTGTTGATGTATCTAGAAAACACGAACGATTCGGACTCGGTGCCGCTGATTTACTGGGACAAAAACAACCTCCCGGCAGCCCACCCGGGCGGCCGGATTTTCGTGGCCGCCCCGGACGGGCTGATCGTTTGGGGTTACGGGGAGGTGGTGTAAATGGCAATGCCGGTGGTCGAATCGGTTACAACCACGGACTTCGCCACGGATTCCACCACGCACGATGCCAACATGCCCGCCACCGTTTCGGCGGGCGATTTGTTGATTGCGTTTTGCGGGTTCGACGTTGACACGACCGAATCCGTCACCACGCCGTCAGGGTGGGTGAAAATCGCGGAACATTCGGCCGTGAATTCGGGCCTTTTGGCCATTTTGGCGAAATTCGCCACAGGCACCGAAGGTGGAACCACGGTGAATTTCGCCACGGGCGGTGCCCAAAAAGGAACCGTTCAAGTGTACCGGATTTCGAACGTCGCCCGGGTGGAACGTGACGTGATATCGTCCACCACCAACAACGTTTCCGGGCCCCGTGTGCGATACCGGCGGGGGTTTGCCGCGGATCGGGTGATGATCGGCGCCACCGTCAAATCTACCATTTCCGCGTGGATCAACGACACTACCGGGTGGTCGAACGTCACCACGACCGGGCAGGACGAATCATCGGGCGCCGCCGTACGTTCCGGGCGGGCCACGGGGACGGCGGCGGAAGGCCCGGAGGTGAGTTATTTACCATCCATCAACGGATACTTTATGGCGATCACCATCGTTGGCAAAGGTGCCACCGTTTCCGGGAACGTCACCCTTGGCGGAACCCCGGTGCAAAATGCGCAAATCCTCGTGGTGGAAACGGACGATTCGGACGGATGGGTGACGCCGCGGGTGGCCGCGGTGGCCACCACGGATGCATCCGGTGATTTTTCCGCACCCGTGGCCGATGATGTACGGGTGGCCGCCGTGGTGTGGTACAAATCCGGATCGCAATACTACACGGCCGCCGCCCATCACACAATGCGGGAGGCGTAAATGCCCGCTTACACGCCGCCATCCCTAACGGGCGCCGATTTCGCCTTGGTGGCATACACGCCACCGGCCATCGATGGCGCCAATTTCGAATTGGGTGGCGGTGTGGTGGCGGAATGGGTGCGTGGCGCGCCCACCGTTTCGATCGGCATCGGGATCACGCCATCCGCCGTGGTGGCGGAATGGTTACCGGGGACGCCATCGGTGGCGTTCAGTGGCGGGGTGAACGTCACCACAGGTGGTGTGGTTGCGGAATGGGTGTGTGGGACGCCCACCGTTTCGATCGGCATCGGGATCACGCCATCCGCCGTGGTGGCGGAATGGTTACTGGGGACGCCATTGGCGGGTTCGGGCGTGGAACTCACCACGGGTGGCGTGGTGGTGGAATGGGTGCCCGGGGTGCCGTTCGTTGGCCTTGCGGTGTTCCCACCGGGTGTGGTTGCGGAATGGTTGCCGGGGACGCCAATGGTCACCACGGGGATTGTGGTTTCGCCGCCGGGCGGAATGGCCCACGTGGTGGTTGGCGCGGAACCTATCATCCGCCGATACAACGGCCGGTTGACGGGTGCCATCTATCTTATGATTGCCCGGCCGAACGGGGAACCGGTGGGTGTGGTTTCCACGGTTACCGAATGGGAAATGAAGCGTGAATTGAACAAGGTGGGTTCGTGGTCGGCCAAATTCCCGGCGGATGCGGTGATGGTGGACGGCCAACCATTGGGCCGGTTGATCGGGCGTGGATGGCGGGTTTCGGCCTTGCAAGAAGGGGTGAACCCCGACAATCGGCCCGATCGTGAATGGTTGATGTTCGATGCCGTGGTGGAAACCCGGGAATTCGTGGCCGGGGAAGGTGGCGCCGCGGTGTGTGCGGTTTCGGGTTCACTTCGTGGCATCCGGTGGGCCGATAGGATGTTGCCGCCGGTGAACGTGTGGACACAAGCGCCGGTGGCCCAAATCGTCCACGACTTGGTGCCGGATGCCATCACGCCGCCCGCGGCCAATGCCCGGCGGCTCACTCTCACATTCAACACGGCCGGGGATGCCAACACATCCATTTTGTTCCGGTTGCTACGGGTGGCGGAGCTTTCGCATTTCGCCATCCGGGAATCGTGGGATAAGGATCGTTTCGAATTGGTGGATGTGGACGCATTGCCACAACCACAATACGTGGCCATGGCGCCGGGTGCCGCCGCCGCCGACGCTGGCCGCCACGGTGTGGTGTTGATGGGTGATTCCGTCAAAATCACCCGGGACGGGACGGAACTGGCAAACCGGATCATTGCCTATGGGGTGGATATTCTCGCGGATGGAACACTCGGGGGTGGGCCACCGCCGGAAATCCCGTTGACGCTGCAACACGCCGATTTGACGTTGCCGGAACACCCGGTGGTGAACCCGGCCCCGGGCGTGTACGCCGTACAGGATGCGGTCAGCATTGCCACCTACGGCTTGGCGGAACGGGTGATTGTGCGATCCGATCTGAAGGTGCCGATTGCCACATCCCTTGCCCGCCGCCGGGTTGCAAATGCGTTGTATACGGTGGCGGTTGGGGAGCTCCGCCGCCGCCGTTCGCCGCGGATGCAGATTGCATTTTCGGTGGCGAATGGGCCGGATGTTTGGTTACTGCCGGGTGACACGGTGCGGGTGGTCTATTCCGGGAACGGGTGGGAAGAAATTGACGCGGTGGCGATTGTGCGATCCCGGGTGGATAAGGCCACGGTTGGTGGCGCCCGGGAAGTGATGTTGACGGTGGAAACCCCGGAAATCCCGATCCCCACGATCGATTTGGGGGACGGGATGCCAACGTGGGCGATCCCGGTGTGGCGGCCAACGCCCGTTCCGGGCGGCGGCGGAACGCCCGCGCCGGTGCCCACCACGCCCATTTCGGGGTGTTGTTCTGATCCCACCACGGACGTTGAGGACAACGAAACGCCGCCCGCGCCGTCCAACGATTCGGGGGTGGTGCCCGGCCGCTTGGTGGTGTACGCCGGGACGTCAACCGGCCGCCGCTTGTATTTCCGGGATTCGGAAACCGGGATGTGGACGGAATCGGTGGTGGATACGCCCACCGGGAACTACACGGATTCGGGATCGGTGGCGTACATCGGCGGGACAACGATCCTGTATCGTTCAGCTCAACCGCCGGGTTCGCCGTTTCACTCTCGGGAAAACGCCGGGTATGTGTGGAAAACCACGGATTGGGGTGAAACGTGGGCGCCCGTGAACGTTTCGGACGTGGCGCCGCTTGTGAACCATTTCACCAAACGCCCAACGGCCGATGGCGCCTTGGTGTTGCGGATGCGCACCGAACCATCGGAAGACGATCCCGAAACCTACGGGTGGCGAACCGACCTGTTTTCCACGTTGGATGGTTCGGCTTTCGATTTGATGGCCACGTTCGATGCGGCCGGTGTGGCCGTCACCCAAACTTTGCAAGGGATCGCCGTGGCGTTGACGGGGACGGCAACCACGGGTTCGGGCCCGGCCTTCGATGTGCCGCCAAGGGTTGGTGTAATCCGGGGAACAAACGTGGAAACGGTGGTGGTTGGCCCGGCGGATTCGCTGGTGACGCGTGGGGAACGTTCCCACGCGGCCTTGCTGCTCTACGGGTCGGCCGGATTCCGGGTGGCATCCGCCGCCACGGTGATCGGCGGAACCGAACGATACGCCATCATTTCAACCCGGAAATACAACGGGCTTTCCGATACGTGGGAACCGGTGAACGTTGCGTTGACGGTTGAGGGGGTGAATTGGGAAGTGGTGGGCGCCGTGGCCCGGTACACGGGGTTTGAGGCGTGGGTGGCGTTTACGGGTGGGGTTTGGCGCACCCGGGACGGTGGCGAAACGTGGGAATTCATGCAAGGTTCGCCATCCAACATCCGCGGGATTGCCTACGATCCACGCCGTAACATCCTCTACGTGTGGAAAATGGGCCCGCCGCGGGTGTTGGCGTGGATGGAACCGGAACGGGGTTCACGCCCGCCGGTGGATATCACGGGGAATTTGCGTGACGTGATGACGATCGGGGACGGCTTGCGGGCCGGGGCGTGGTCGATCGACGTGTTGCCCACCGAAACGGTGTTGAGGTTGCCGCCGATGGCGATCGATGGCACAATCTGGCCAATCGATTACGGGTTCGATACCGGATCATGAAAATTCCCCTGTTGTCCATCGTGATCATCATGGTTGTTTCGGCATTGATCCCGGCCCTCGACGTGATGGCCGAAATGCCCGTGGGTGCCATTGACGATTCCGAATGGTGGGGTGCGGTGGGTGAGGCCGCGCTCCGCGGGTTCGCCAACGGTGGCCTTTCGGTGTTGGCGGTGACGGCCGCGGCCTACGGGGTGGAAATCCGGGAGCAAAGGCGCCGCGCCGCGGATGATGGTGGCGGATGATGCACCCGCCGGCCGTGTATAACGGGGTGCTGGTACCGTACCAACCACACCGACGCCCGCCGGTGCGGTGGGTGGGTGGCAAGGCCAAATTGGCCGATTGGGTGATCGAACGGTTGCCGCGTGGTGGGGAAATCTACGTGGAACCGTTCGCTGGTTCGGCCGCGGTGTTGTTCGCGTTACCGAAAATCCACCCGATCGAAGTGCTAAATGATGTTGACGAACACTTGATCACCCTCTATCGGGTTTTGCAAAACCGGGCCCAATTCCGGGATTTGATGAGGCGGTTGGTGTGGACGCCGTACGCCCGGGCCGAATTCGGCCGGGCCATCGAAACCTTGGCGAACCCGGCCGCGGATGCCGTTGATCGGGCATGGGCGGTGTTCGTGGTGCACAACCAATCGTTCGGTGGGTTGCGTGTGAAAACCACGGGCCGATGGATGCGCACATTCGATCCCGACAACCCCGCGCCCGCGTCCTATCGGGCCCGTTTGGCGGAGCTCCGCGGCATCCGGGAACGTTTGGACGGCGTGGTGATCGATTCCCGGGATGGTTTGGAAGTGATGAAGTATTGGGATAGGCCAACCACTACGTTTTATGTTGATCCGCCGTACCACCCCGAAACCCGGCGGGATTTGGGGGTGTATGCCGCGGATGTTGACGCCGCCTATGCTGAACGGTTGGTTGACGTGTTGGTCGGCCTCGAAGGCCAATGCGCCGTTTCGGGTTATGATCACCCGGTGTTCGGCCGTTTGGTGGATGCCGGGTGGGAACGCCACGTGTTACCGGTGGCGACCGGGTTACTCAGCCGTGGCGACAAAACGGCCGTGGATGCCGACAATCGCCGCGTGGAAGTGTTGTGGGTGAAACGGCACACCATCGGCCAAGGTGCCTTGTGGTGAAATGGCGCCCGGGTGACGTGGCAACCAACGTGGGGATGGTGGCCATGATGGCCGCCGCCGCGCTTTATGGATTCATGGTGGCAACCATGCCCGAACCCGATCCGGGGATTGTTGCACCAACAACCATTCCACCAATACCAACGGTGCCGTTTACCGAACCCGGCCCGGGTTTTGTTGCATCCGCAACCATTCAACCCACGCCAACACCAACACCAACACCCGGTGTGGCCATGGCACCCGGTGCCGATGTGGACGCGGCACACCACCCCGTGGGCGCCGTGGGCGCCGTGGTGGCCGTGTTGACGCCATGGGAAATGGAAATGGTGTTGGCCGCCGCCGGATGGCCGCCGGAGCTCGTGCCGGATGCAATGGCCGTGGCGTGGTGCGAGTCTCGGTTTTCGCCCGGTGCCGTGGGCGCCGGCGGTGCCGTGTTGGGTTTGTTTCAGTTATGGTACGGGTGGTTTCCGTGGGCCGGTGTGCCTGTGGAAAGGTGGGCCGATCCCGTGGCCAACGCCAAGGTGGCCTTGGCCGTGGCCCGTAGGGATTTGACGATTTACGGCACCCATTGGCACCAATGGCAGTGTAAACCGTAACGAAAAACCCCGGGTTTCCCCGGGGTTTTGGTTTTGGTGGCCTCCGGGTTATTCCCGGAAGGCCAGCTCCGTCAATCCCATATTGTCGAATTCAACCCGTCCATCGACGGTGGCCCACTTGGTGCCATTGTGCCGGATGGCGTTGACGTTCCGGCCGGCAATGAGGGCCTTTTCCACCCGGAACCACGCCATGTACCGGGCCATTGTATCGGCCTCCGGGTCGACGATGGCCCCAAGGCCAAGCTCCCCGTAGGTTTCGATGCTGGCGGTGACGATTTCGGCAATCGCCACCTCGTTCGTAAGGCCGATGTTGCGGATGGCTTCCGCAATCGCCCGGCCGATGGTTTCGATGTTTGCCATTTCTAGGTGCCTCCGTGTTTGTGTTCTGTTTGTAGTATCGGCCACCCCGGGGTGTTTGTCAACCCCGGGGTGGGTGGATGTTTGGTTACTTGCTCCGAACCATCCGAAGGTTGGCCCGGTGGATTTCGGCGGAAATTTTTTCCCACTGCCGATTGCTGAAGGAGTTTTTGTCGAACCACCAAACCTTCGCGTTTGCGTCCCACCGGCCACCAAGGCCCTTGATGAGCTCCCGGTGGGGGAAGGTGGCGCCGGTGATTTCGATCCGATCCATTTGGTGTGCCTCCGTGTTTGTGTTCTGTTTGTAGTATCGGCCACCTAGGGGTGTTTGTAAATAGGTCAAAGTATAAGAATTTCGTAAGAGGCTGGCGCCGGTGGCTACCACGCCACCAAATCAACGAATCGTACCGGCCACCCGTGGTTGGCCGCCACATGGGCCACGCGGTGCCACGCCCGCAACCACGCGGCTTGGCCTTCATCATCACGCCAACCGGTGTTGAGGATGGCGAACGTTTCGGGCCCGTACGTGGCGATCGCATCGATGGCGATCGATTCGGCATCCGCCCACGAAACGCCCGCAACGTTGAGGGCCATGGTGATTTCCGATGCCATCGAATCGATGCGGGACAAATCCCCAACGTGGAACCCACGAAGCTCCGCAAAATGGGCCACGTCCACGTTCCACACATCGAACCACGCGGCGAAACCACCTTCTTCCATCCGCGGTGGCCAAAACGGATCAAGATATCGGGCCCGTTCCGGGCCCATCGATTCGATGGCATCCGTGGCCACGGCGGCCGCGGCTTCGGCCGGAACCCCGGCGGCGGTGAGGATTTTGACGATTCGATCGGCCGGTTCCATCGTCAACTCCTAGTCAACCGGCAAGGCCACGATGTGCCAATTCGCACCCGAAAGGTACCACTGGTCGGCATCGAACCCGGGTTCGCCATCGAACACCACATCGGCCGGGCCCGCGCCGTTTTTGTAGAATCGCACCACGTAGGCACCTTCGAAGCGCTTGGTGGCGTTGAGGCCGCATTCCACCAACCACGCGGCCAGCTCGGGTTCGTCCATGGTTTCGGGTGCCGTCACAAGGTATTCGGAAACGATTTCATAGGTTCGGGAACGCATCGGGGAACCTCCGTGTGTCGTGTTTAGTAAACCCCACCACCCCGGGTGGTGCAACCCGGGGGGTGGTGGTGGCGTGGTGGCTATTTGACGGCCCGGCGGCGCTTCGGGATGCGGAAAATGATCCGGAACGTGTGGAACCCCACGATTTCGTAACCAACCAGTGGGAACGGGACGCCACCGTTGGCGCTCCCGGTGATCGCCTTGGCAAATTCCACGGCGATCGGGATGCGGATTTCGTTGGAGTAGCTGGCGGCCGTGGTGTGGCGGGTTTCGGCAAACCCGCCGAATTCGCCATTCATCACGGCGGCCATGGTGCCGGCGGACGGGTTGAACGTGACGGTGACGGTTTGGAGCTTGTTGAGGGCGTTGAGGGCGGGAAGGGTGGTGGTCATTTCGGGTGCCTCCGTTTGTGTGCTACTAGTAGTATCGGCCACCTAGGGGTTTCCGTCAACCCTTCGGTGGGTGGATGTTTGGTTACTGTTCCACGGTTTCCC